CCCTGCCACCATCAATCATCTTACCGTTATCAAACATTTTGTAATCGTGGTGACTTTGTGAATAGTAATATCTTCCATCTGGTCCTACTACCATTGCAAATTCATAGTCCTCTACTACGTCTGCATTGCAGATCATCAAGTGGTCACGTATCGTATCGTAATATAGACCGAAATACCTGTTACCAAACTCAGGGTGAGGTTCGGCTCTGTAAAAAACATCAACAGGCACGTCACTAGCAGTGAGGTCAGTAGTGCAAACATATCGCACTTCAATCCCATCTCGTTTTGTGTATTCTTCAACTATTTTCTCCGTATGGAAATTAGGACTGTGATGTATGTTCATATGACCATTCCCCGATAGGTTCAAAACTTTCTGCAGGATCCATCATATCAAACTTGCGTGGATAGTGCTTCAACAGGCTACTTGCCTGCTTACGAACTTCACTTGGTACTCGTGGATACTTCTTAGGATCTCGCAAGTCCATTAGGAATCGTTCAACATTTAATACTGCATTTGTTCTTTCAATTGGAAGTGTCATCTGCCCACCTTATCTTTTTTCCGTAGTGTGTTTCAAACTGTTCAATAAGTGTATTATACGACAATAGTTCTTCGGTTGTCAAGTCCCACAGGTAATCGCTGAGTGCATTCCAGTCTTCTCCGTGCATAGGTGCAACACTGTATTCGTCCCAACCTGCATAACCTTCTTTAGTGTCGTCACGAATATCAATGCGTCCAGCAGAGTACCGAATAGTTGGAGTGACTTCATCCTCTTCTAATAGTCCACGCTCTTTGTACCAGTGAAGATTGATCGGACCCATCCAGTTGGTGCTGTATGTAATCACTTTGATAAACCTGAAATAATTTTATATTGTTCCCAAGCATTTTTTATTGCTGGACTCGCTTCATCATCCGGTACAAAACACTCTAACCAGTAGTATGACATACGTGGAGGATGGTATGACTTAAACTTTCGTGGCTGATGCAGTTTGCCATTATCATACAATTGAATAGCAACATTACGGTAGATTTCTTCGGGGTTAGATACACCCGTATCATCTTCCGCTGTTGCCCATTCGGCATTGCTTAGGCCACCGTAGCGATAGCCGTCCCAGATTTGATACCACTGATCATCATCGTGTGGATCGAAATCCGTGCGAGCAATAATTACTAGTATGTCATTATAATCCACGCGACCTTCAACGAGGTCACGAAGGCACCTACTGAATGACAAACCTACTTTCATCTTAGACTCCTTAGACTAATTCTTCTGCTAGTGGGAAAATTTCCGCAATTACTTTTGCACAGGCGTGTGCAATATCCATATGTTCTTTTTGTGTTCCGTTAGCACCACGTAATTCAATGTAGTGAATCCAACTACGAAGTGTACCATTCATATACAATCGTGTCTTAGTACAACCTTCTGGTAATACTGCACGAGCCTGTTCTTTTGCAATACCGTTATCAATTGCCCACTCGTATGCTTCTTTAGCCGCGTCAATTACTTTTTGTTGTTGTGATTCCCAATCGTTGATTAGATTCATATCTTGTTGTGTATTACCTAGTGCAATACTGTTTTGTCTATTCTTTGTGTCCTGTAGTCGTGCTTCACGTAATACAAATTGACTGCCAAACTCTGCAGGATCTGCATAACGCTGACTAAACTCTTGGAAACTAAAACTACGATGTCGTACAATCTGATGTGCAATATCACGTGTAGTATTAATTTCTAAACAGGCACTGACCATTTCAAGTGGTGACCAATGTGCGTGTTTGATCAAATACTTGATTAGTTTCTCACTTGTTTCACTATTCATTTGATTACTAGGGTTTGAAACTCTTGCACAGTAGGCAATAAGTTCTTGACAATCGCCAAGTTCTGAACCTTCTGGTGCTGTACTATACGAAATTAATTTTACATCAGTCATCTGTGTGTCCTTTTAATTGTCTAACTCTGTGTTGCAACCAACTGATTGCTGTGTTGATATGTCCTGTGTCGTGAGGTTGAAGTTGACTTTTTGCATATTCAATTTCATCCTCTAATAAATCCACACGAATCATATCTCTAAATAACTTATTCTTATCTTTAGAAGTTTGGACCTTCCTGCTCGTCCTCGTCATCAATTTCACATAACCTTTCTAAATGTTTATAGTGTTCGTATGCTTTTTGTAGTGCTTCAAATTTTTCTAACTTTTTAGGATCCGGTTGTAGAATCGCCATACGCTTTTCCATTGTGTCCATAAAAGTTTTTAGACTTCTATCACCAATCTTAATATCTGCATTTTCCGGAACTGTGATATTAGGATCGTGCAACCAATCTGTATCTGACGTATTGGTATCTATTGTAAACGTTCCTGAATTAGTGTCAATATCATAATCGGTACTAAGATCGGGCATAGTAACGGTGACACCTGAAGTATCACCGCTACTGTACGTATAACTTGGATCAAGCGTTATTGTATAAGGCTTGTCATCATCCATTCAACTTGGCCTCTTTGCGAGAATTTTTAGTATCAGTAATTTCTTTACGTCTTTCTTTAATCGCTTTGGCCAATTCTTGTAGTGCTTTTCTAGCACGGGTTCCTGCAGCACCGTTGCCTGCTTCGAACTTTTCGTCTTCAGCAAGGAACGATTCCATTGCTGCTTTAATTGCGTCTGTATGTAGTGACATTTTTATTTCTCCATAAAATGAACTGTATATGTTCTTTATTATATAAGCCTTGATTGTATCTGTCAACTGATAATGTGGTTAAATATGCATATAATGAATGATTTTACTCTGATACCTTTCCAAAACATTATAAAGTTTGGACAGAAAACAATGCTAGATCAACCCTTATTCAACGTAAGTTGGATACTAGGAAGATTTTGTAATTACAAATGTAGTTACTGTTGGCCGTATGCAAGAACAGATAAACCAGATCATCAATCACTGGAAGTATATAAAAATACTATAGATGAAATTAAGCGTCAGGCGAGAGAAAATGGATTTACAGATTTCCATTTTAGTTTTAGTGGCGGCGAGCCTACTGCTTATAAAGAATTTGGAGAGCTCGTAGAGCATTACTGTAGTGATACAGAAGCACCTTACCAAAGTATTCATATGACCACTAATCTAAGTCCAGGAAGTAAATGGTGGAACAAATGGTTAGAAACAACTAGTAACTTACAACGTAGAAGCATTACTGCTAGTTTTCATTCAGAGTTCGCAAAAGAACAGGAGTTCGGAGACAAATGTTTACAACTAATTGATAACGGTGTTCTTCTTACAATCAATCAAGTAATGGTACCTGATCGTTTTGATGAGTATTATGAAAGATGCCAACGATTTTCTAACAGAGGAATCAATGTTACACTAAAACCACAGAGTGATCCCACAGCCAGTTTTATAGTAGAAGGATATACTGTTAAGCAAACATTACAGATGCAAGAACAATTCCCTCAACATCATAAAGGTGAACAAGTAATGCAAATGTATTTTGAAGATCACAAAGGAAACAATTATGGATTGGATCAAGCCGAAAGAATGAATGCGTTTAACTTCAATAAGTTTAAAGATTGGAATTGCTCAGCAGGATATCAAAGTTGCGTTATAAGGGGGGTTGAAGTTAAAAGAGCATATAGTTGTGCGGAAGAACCTTTAGGCACGCTTACAGACGGTTTTACGCTGTTTAAAGCACCATCTAAATGCATTACTAGCTCTTGTGTAAGCAGTGCAGACAGCAAGATACCAAAATCAAAATGAAAATAGATATACAAGACATAAAATTTTGGATGGACGCTATTCGCAATAGCGAAGACAAGTATCGTACACTTGAAAGTTTCTGGGGCGGACAGTTACAATCCAAAACTTGGTTAATAGAAAATCTTGAAAGAAAATCACGTATTGCAAATGCAAATATAGTTATTTTTGGAGGATGGTACGGTGTGCTATCTAGTATGTTGTTTAATAGCGATATTGGTATAAAAAATATTACCAGTGTTGATGTAGATCCTCAATGTAAAGAAATTGCAAGTACCATAAACAAACGTCAAGAAATGGATGGAAAATTTGTTTCTATAACTGATGATATGTGTGACTTTGTTTACGACTATGATCCCGATATTGTGATTAACACAAGTTGCGAACATATTACAGATAGTCAATATAAAAAATGGTTGCGTAATGTTCCTAGAGGATGTAAAATAGTATTACAAAGCAATGACTATAATGAGCTAGATGAGCATATCAATTGTGTTTCATCTTTAGAAGAATTTAAAAAGAAGTCAGGTCTTTCATCTTTTACAGTTGAAGAAGAATTACAATTGCAAAAGTATAAAAGATTTATGCTTATAGGACACAAGTAATGTATACAATAGATGAAATCAAATCAATACACCTTGAAGTGACATCTAAGTGTCAGGCTAAATGTCCTATGTGTCCTCGTAGAATACAAGGAGGTCCATTATTAGATACCCTATACCTAGAAGAAATAGATTTAGGAACTTTTGTAAATTGGTTTCCAAGAGACTTTGTAAAGCAGTTAGATGATCTAAATATGTGCGGTAACTTAGGCGATCCTATAATTGCAACAGATACTTTAGAAATATATAGATATCTAAGAGAAACTAATTCAACAATGCACTTGCAAATGCATACAAACGGAAGTGCAAGATCTACAGACTGGTGGCAAGAACTAGCAAGTTTAAATGTTCAAGTTGTATTCGGTATAGATGGATTAGAAGATACTCACGCACTTTATAGAGTAAACACAGACTTCAACAAAATTATAAAAAATGCAAAAGCATTTATTTCTGCCGGAGGAGATGCTCGTTGGGATATGTTAGTATTCAAACATAACGAACATCAAGTTAAACAGTGTGAACAGATGAGCAAAGATTTAGGATTCACACACTTTTATCAAAAACACACTAGCAGATTCAGAGATGGCAAACTAGATGTTATTGATGATAACTATAATGTAACACATACGCTGTATCCGACTACTCACAGTGATAAAAACAGTGAGGGAGTTGAAAAGGCA